CCCGTAACCGCCCGTCTGTGGATTACCGACAAAGAACTGAGCCTCTCCGTTCTGGAATTGCTCGATGGCCGAGGTCCGGCCTTCGTCGGAAGTGTCGCCGTAGTAACTGACGGTGGACTTGGATCCATACTCCTTCTGAAGAGTTTTGGTGATCCGCTGCACGTCGTAACGGAATCGTGACCAGATTATGGCCTTACCTTCGATTTCTTCCAGGCAATTCATGAGCTCGTTCAGACGGTTGTCGGGTATCTCCACAAAAGCGCCGTCATCTGCCTTAGTATGGCCGCTAAGTATCTGCTGCATTCGGAGTAACTGGGTCATGACATTGGTGGTGGTCATGAACTGGTCATCCCCGAGGCGGGCCAGTGCATACTCTTTCAGATCGTTATAGATGCGGGACTGCTCATCGGTGAGGGCGATATTCCTCTGGATGTACACTTTGGCCGGCAAATCAAGGCATTCGTCTTTGGTGATGCGCGAACTGAAGGTCTTCAATAACGCGGACAGTTCGTCCAGGTTTATATATCCGACTATCTGATTATAAGAATGGGTGCCGACTCTACGGGGCTTGATAAGCGCGTATCGCCACTGGAATTTATAATAATTATCACCACAATCTCCCAATAAGCCTTTGTCCAGGAAGCGGCATTGCGCCCACAGGTCCATCGGGCTTTGGGTCACGGGAAAGCCGGTCAGGATGCGCCGGTACTTTGCCAATTCGGACAGTTTAATCAGGCTTTTGGTTCTCGCGGCCTTGGGGGATTTAATCGAAGTGGATTCATCCACGGTTAAAAGGGCCTTGGAAGCCGCCAAAAGGGCCTGTAGGTACTTTTGACCTTTTTTGGTACTTAGGGCCTCGACATTAATTATCAGCACTCTAAGGCGTTCTGAGGGGTCAAGGAGAGCCATCAAAGCCCTTTTCTGTCCCTGGGTGGGACTCGGGCGCCAGATCACCACGTCACATTCTACCCGGTCAGGCATATGGGCTGGAATCTCGAGGATGGCCCAGTTGCGGAAGACCCCCTTGGGGGCCACCACGATAAAGGCGTCGATCTCCTTGCGCTCATACAGGATGGCGGCGTTATCGATAGCGACCTTCGACTTGCCCGTACCCATATCCATGAAGTAGGCCCAGTTGGTTTTGTTCCAAGAGGCCGCGAGAACGTCAGCCTGATGGGCGAAGGGCTTCGTCTTGAACCTGTATTTGGCGAACATGGCATCACCATACACGATGAAAAAGGCTATTGCAAATGGTGGTGGGTGTGCTATGAAGGGGGCAGAAAGGAGAATTTCAATTGGCTGGAAACGTCTTCGTAACCCAAGAAAACCCCCGCGTGGACATTTTGCCTGCGACGCAGTGGGGTGATCTCACCTCCCTAGCGGCCCCTTTCGACCAGATCCTCACCAACCCAGGACGGCTTGTCGCTCAGATAAAGCGCAAGCTCAAAAGGTTCGATGACGACGACTGGTTGTTGGCTATGGGAGACCCAGCCATAATCGGCATTGCATTCGCCATCGCCGCTGGTGCCAACGCCGGACGAGTGAATATGCTGAAATGGGATAGGCTTGAAAAAGTATATTACCCAGTTCGCATCCACCTGCGGGGCGGCATCGAGGAACTAACAAGGGAGCACGCGAATGAGTGACATTTGGGAAAAAGAGATTGCGAACGCAGGAGCCTTTGATGGCTTTACAACGGAAGCTGGATCAGAACTGTCGGACCTTATACGACAAGTGAATGGTATTAACAAAGAACTGGTATCAGCCGAAGAAAAAGTAAAAATCTTCAAGGGCAAACGCGACCTTTATCTCTATGAGCTAATTCCTGAGAAGATGCAGCAGTTGGGTGTGGACAGAGTGGAAGTGGAGGGCAACGCTGTCTCACTAATTAGCTTTGTTAATGGAACGATGCCCAAGGATCCCTTGCAGAAGCAAGCGGCCCTGGCACATCTCCGTGATATTGGGTGTAGCGATTTTATTAAGAACACCCTCACGTGCCAGTTTGGGCGCAGCCAGGACAACGAAGCAAAGGCTATTAAAGCGGACTTGGAAGAAGCCGGCCTCTACCCTGAACTGGGGGAGAAGGTGGAACCATCGACGCTAAAGAAGTTGATCAAAGACCGGCTTCAGAACGGGCTCGAAATCGACACTGCGATGTTCAACGCGAGCGTGGGACAAATGGCAAAATTATCAAGGAACACGGATCATGGCTAAAGCGAAGACGAACGGGAAAATATCGATTGAATTAGCTGAAGCTATAACGGCTGACGCTGGTGCGAGGATGGGTTTTGAGGAGGTGACTACTGACGATCTGCAAATGCCTTTCGTCAGGATTTTACACGCGATGTCCCCTCAACTTAAAAAGTCAGATGCTTCGTTCATTGGGGGTGCCGGGCAAGGCGATATCTTCAACACCGTAACCGGCCAAGTGTGGAGTGGTGAGAAGGGTATCCTGGTTTTACCCGTTTATTACCAGCTGAAATACATTGAGTTTGTGCTGCGTTCACAAGGCGGTGGATTTGTAAGTGAGCTCGCTGGAAATTCTCAAGAAGTGAAGAACGCCGTCCGAGACAAAGACACCCACATGGAAATGCTGGAGAGTGGGAACGAATTAGTGAAAACCGCCCAGCACTATGTACAGATTGTGCATGAGGACGGTTCTTTGGAACAGGCCATTATCGATATGAAGAAGACGCAACTCAAAAAGAGTCGCCTCTGGAACTCCATGATGATGATGCAGCGGGAAGAGGGTAAAGTGAAACCTTCGTTTTCTAACGTCTATAGATTGTCCACGACGGAGGACAGCAACGACAAAGGCTCCTGGTACACATGGACGATCAAACTGGAAGGACCCGCACCGTCCAAGGATGCGTACCTCGAAGCCAGAGGGTTTTATGAGAATGTGAGTAGCGGCGCCCTGCGGATTACGGCACCGCCCCAGGAGCGGTTGTTAGAAGGCTCGGACGAAATCCCCTTTTAACCTGACCAAGGGGAGGCCCCCCTGATTTTTATGCCAAGCAGTCAGGGGGGCTTTTTTTCAGATGACCACCGCCAAGAGGTTTCTTGCCCTTTTTGAAGGGTACGAAGGAGCGCACGGGCAGACCTACGTTCTCGACCGCCATCGGCACGGGAAAACCCAAGCCAAGTACGAGATTGTCCGTGAGCCGTTGACCGAGGAGCTTGTCCAGGACCATCTGGACGGGAAACGTGGTGTCGGGTCTATCCCAATCAATGCCAATAACAAGTGCCGCTTCGGTGCGTTGGATATAGACGATTACAACCTTGACCTGGCTGCGCTCTACCAAAAAGTACAGAGATTAAAGTTACCGCTTACTACCTGTCGCTCCAAGAGCGGAGGGGCGCATCTCTTTTTGTTTTTGGCGGAAGAAGTTCCAGCGGCAGATGTGCGTGACAAGCTGGCTGAGTTTGCGTCAGCACTGGGCTTTGGAAATTGTGAGATATTCCCCAAGCAAGAAGAAGTGCATCATGACCGGGGAGACGTGGGAAACTTTATCAATCTCCCTTATTTCAACGTCAAATATACGACACGCTATGCTCTGGATAGTGGCGGTGAGTCATTAGACATCGAACTCTTTTTAGATTCTGCTGAAAGTTTCAGGAAAACATTAAAAGAATTACGCGCCTTCCCCAAGGGAACGGACACAGAAGTTATCCCAAATGGTCCGCCATGCTTGCAACAGCTAACCGCAACCGGAATACCTGAAGGCGGACGCAATACCGCCCTCCTTAATATCGGGGTGTACTACCGCATGTTCTCCCCTAGTGATTGGAAAACTTTACTGGAAGAACACAACCAGAATTATTGCAATCCCCCACTGGCGGCGAAAGAAATCGTGACGATCCAGAACCAACTGGACAAGAAGGACTATTTCTACACGTGCAAGCAAGAACCATTGCGGAGTCATTGCAATCGGTCCTTATGCCGTACCCGCAAGTATGGAGTGGGTACCGGACAACAATCTGCTCCTATCCTCGGTGGACTAACCGTGGTGGAGTCGGAACCTCCTGTCTGGTTTGTAGATGCGGACGGAGCGCGGCTCGAACTGTCCACCAAACAACTGCAACTGCAAATCGAGTTTCAGCGCGCCTGTATGGAACAGATGTACCGGATGCCGACCAGGATGAAGGAGTCGGATTGGCGCGATCTCGTAGACAATCTTCTGGACACCGCGACACGTATTCCAGTGCCGGAAGAACTCACCCACAAAGGACAGTTCCTGGAGTTAGTGGAGACCTTCTGCACTTCCCGGATCCGTGCTCACTCGCCAGAAGAGTTACTCACGGGAAAACCGTGGACAGATGAAGGGTACACCTATTTCAAGCTTGGCGCTCTACAGGACTACTTAAAAAGGTCTGGCTTTGTACATTACACCAGAGGTCAGATTACGGAACGCCTCAAGGAAATGAATGCCAACGGCGCTGCCGACAAGCAATATCGTTTCAAGGACGACAAGGAGGCGTGGCGCAAGGTCCGTGTGTGGTTCGTACCGGAGGTTGTCAAAGGGGATGTGGAACTACAGCCAGTGGTGTTCGAGGAAGAGGACATACCGTTTTGAAGTTACGCCCAGTTCCTATCAAACTGAAAGAGGCTAATGATTTTGTGGAACAATACCACAGGCACAATAAGCGTACACAGGGTGGACGATTTGCTATTGGAGCCACAACAGGAGAAGCACTTGTTGGTATAGCAATTGTGGGGCGCCCTATCGCCCGTCTTTTGGATGATGGTTATACAGCAGAGGTTACTCGATGCTGTGTCTTGGATGAGTCTCCTAAAGGTACGTGTTCTTTTCTATATGGCCGCTGCTGGAGAATCTGGCAACAAATGGGCGGCATAAGAATGGTTACCTACACCCTTCAAATGGAAAGCGGGTCGAGCCTCAAGGGGGCGGGCTGGAAGATTGTCGGGGAAAATGTCATTGGCGGGGGCTGGAATCGTGAAGGACGGGAGCGTAATTGGCAACCTATCTACGGCCAGCTTAAATTTAGATGGGAGGTTACATGACCAAAGAACTTCTTTTTTATGGGCCGCCAGGCACGGGCAAGACTCAGAATATTTCAAATCTAATACGTGCTGCGATAGAAGAGGGGATTCCCCCTGAGAGAATTGCCTGTGTCTCCTTTACCCGTAAGGCAGCATCTGAGAGCCGGGAACGTGTCTGCAAGGACTGGGGTCTCACAGAGAACATGCTGCCTTATTTTCAAACTCTGCACTCGATGGCCTACCACGCCGGCGGCTTCAAGTCTTCCGACGTAATATCCAAGGACGATCTGGATGAAATAGGAGACAAGGTAGGTTTGCCTTTTTCAACAAAAGGTCGAGGCGACACAGACTTTGATATGCTCGGTATTTCAGATGGGGACAAGTATCTTAGCATCCACCACTTGGCACGGAGCAAGAAGAAGAATCTCGAACAAGTGTATGCTGAAGAGGCCAATTACGATATCCAATGGAGCTTGTTGCTGCGATTGGTCAATGCTTATGAGAACTTTAAAAGGGTACGGGGGAAGATTGATTTCACGGATATGATAGAAGAGTTTGTGCGACGTGACTCTCCTTTGGACATTGATGCATTGTTCGTGGACGAGGCGCAGGATTTATCCACCTTGCAGTGGGACATGATCAGCATTCTTCGACAAACCCCTCGCATACAAATCTTCACTGGCGATGATGACCAAGCCATCATGGGGTTCCAAGGGGCGGATGTCCCGGCTTTTCAGAACTGTACCCCAAACAAGCAAGTTCTAACGCAGTCGTTCCGTGTTCCGCAAAAGCCATACGAGATCGCCAATGACATTGTGACCCGCATCAGAGGTCGAGCTCAAAAGGCATGGTATCCCACAGAGCATCCCGGTTCTGTATATTGGCACAATTATCTTGAAGAGGTTCCGTTGGAGAAGGGGGAGTGGTGCTTATTGGCGCGTACAAACAGGATCGTAAGCCAGTGTGCGGAAAAGTTGCGGGAAGAGGGGTGGGTGTACAGTCGGTTTGGACATCCTAGTATACCCCCAAAAGCATATGATGCTATTCTTGCATGGGAAGATTGGATGAAGGGAGCATCTCTGGAGGCTCCTGAAATTAAAAACATCTATACTTACATGGACGCTAATGTGGGCTACCTGAAAGGTTATGGGCCGAGGTCCAAGACGTTTCTAAACAGGGAAGAAGGCATTTTGTTTTCGATGGACCAGGCTCGTTCTGAACTTGGTCTATGCGCTATGGAAGGGAGATGGCACGAAGTGCTTGGGAAAATTGATAATGATACCAAGTACTACATCCTCAACGCTTTGAAACGTGGTGATAACGTAAAGAAGCCGCGCATAAAAGTGAGTACCATCCATGGCATGAAAGGTGGAGAATGCGACAACATCATAGTGATACCAGATTTATCCCCCGCGGCGTATCGGGAATATCGGAAGAACCCGGAGACAGAGCATCGAGTGTTCTACGTGGCAGTAACAAGGACCAAGAAAACCCTCCATTTGTTAAGCCCTATGGACACCAAGGGGAGATTCTACGAGATATGACACCAGATGCCATTCTTACCAGAGCCGCATCCTTGGTCAGTGGTGAAAGAGCCAGAAAGCATGGGGATTACACACAACTACACTCACGGGTTGCGGAACTCTGGTCTGTTTATCTCAAGGTTCCCGTGTCGGGTGCCCAAGTTGCCTTCTGCATGGCGTTGCTCAAGGTGGCTAGGGACGAGGTCGGGGAATTTAACCAAGATGACGGCGAAGATGCCGCGGCGTACACGGCGCTATGGGCCGCGCTATCCCTCCCCAAGGAGCAGAAGTAGTGCGCGACGATCTCTTTGAAGAGTCCATCTGGACCCCTACAGAAACGCTTCCTGATTTATCTGCCGAGAAGGTCATAGCCATAGATGTGGAAACACGGGATCCAAACCTAAAGACCTTGGGTCCGGGCTGGCCTCGGGAAGACGGCAAACTTATCGGGATCGCTGTAGCGACAGATAACTGGCGCGCTTATCTTCCTATCGCCCACTGGGGTCCGGGCAACATGTCCAAGAAACTTGTGTGCCGCTGGTTACAGGACCAACTGGACCATGGAATGTCTGTTGTTTTCCACAACGCCCAGTACGATCTCGGATGGCTTATGACAGAAGGAATTGAAATAAAAGGCCAGATACTGGATACCATGGTCGCAGCGCCGTTGCTCGATGAGAACCGTTTTAGCTACGCTTTGAATGCCTTGGGCGCCACGTATCTCGGAGAGCGGAAAGCCGAGGATGACCTCAGACGTGCGGCGGCGCAGCATGGAGTAGACGCCAAGTCGGAAATGTGGAAGCTCCCGCCGGCGAGGGTTGCCTTGTATGCGGAGACAGATGCCCGGTTAACCTTGCAGTTATGGCACGTCCTGCGCAGGGAATTGGAAAAGGAAAATTGCCTCCCCATTCTGGATCTGGAACTATCACTACTACCCTTAGTGTTTGAGATGCGCCGGCGTGGGGTACGGGTTGATCTTGAGAAAGCTGCCCAGACCAAGAAGATTCTTGAGGCTAAAGAAAAGAAACTGTTAAAGGAGGTGAAGGATGAGACTGGCGTGGACCTTGAACCGTGGAACGCGACTAGTCTTTCCTCTGTATTTAAAAAGCTTGGCTTGTCTTGGGAGGAAACAAAAGTTTCAAAAGCTCCCAGCTTCACCAAAGAGTTCCTACGTTCCCATAGACACCCAATCGCCCAGAAGGTACTGGAAATTCGGGAATACAATAAAGCAAACACGACGTTCGTGGATACGATCCTTCATCATCAGTACAATGGCCGTATCCATTGTGAGTTTAACCAGTTGCGCTCGGATGACGGTGGAACTGTGTCTGGACGATTTTCCTCTAGTCATCCTAATTTGCAGCAAGTACCCGCTCGACATCCTGAGAT